TTCCTAACCCACGCACACCTAACGGCAAAGCTATCCGTAACTTGTTTACGGCTCCGGAAGGTTACAAGTTAGTAGTTGCTGACTACTCTCAGATTGAGCCTAGAGTTTTGGCGTCCTTTAGCAATGATCGTATCCTCTGTGGCTCTTATCTGGCCGGGGAAGATATCTACACCACCATTGGAAATACTGTGGGTGTAGACCGTAGTGCAGCCAAGACGTTGGTATTGGCAATGATGTACGGCGTTGGCCCAGACAAGATTGCAGACTCTATTGGGGTTACTGTTGCTGAGGCAAGAACTCTTCTAGACGACTTCTTACATAAGTTTCCTGCCGTTGCCCGCTATAAGAAGCAGGTGATCGCAGAGAGCCGTAGGCATGCTCCTGTACCGTATGCCTCTACCTACATGAACAGACGACGTTACCTACCGGAGCTTCGCTCTAGTGAGGTTTGGAAACGTTCCAGAGCAGAGCGTCAGGCATTCAATACCGTTATCCAGGGGTCGGCAGCAGACCTCATTAAACTTGCTATGATTAGGGCACATAAGATGATCCCTAACGAATCAAGTTTGATTCTTACGGTACACGATGAACTGGTGACAGTAACTCCTGATCATCTTGCTGAGGATACAGCCGAAGCAATTCGTCAGGCTATGGAAGGTATTAAAGCCTTATCCATTCCAATGATTGCAGATGTAAAGGTGGTACGACGATGGGGAGAAGCCAAGTGAACTTGTTCAGACGTAAAAAGAAAGTCTTGGTACAACAGGTACCTCTTCCTGTCCTTATTCGTCAGGTCATTTATGATTCAATGATGATGCCACCAGAAGAGATTGCAGCACACATGGGTTTGCCACCGGTATCAGAAGAAGTTTCTGAGATGGAAGAGCGTGCAAGTCAGGATCGCCTGACTCGCATGGCTGCTCTCCTACCGTTTATCGATGCACACGCTGACATCTCTGCACGTATCGCCTCAGCTGCATACATCATTGATGATGAGGACTTTGATGACCTCCCAGATGAAAAAGTAGAGCAGCTACTGGAGTTGTTCAGACTTGTTTCTCTTGCATCATCTGTATCTTGCGTTTCTACATTATTTAGTTTAGGGTTAATTGAGTCTAATGTCGTGGAGGATTACGATGAGTAACAGTAATTGGTGGGCTAACAAACTTGGAGCAAATGGACCTCTTCCAACTACTCCCCCTACTACACCGCCGCAAGGTAATGTGTATAGGGCACCACAGCAAGCACCTAACGTACAAGTATCTTATGATCCAAACCAAGATCAGTTAGTTACACGTGCTCAAAGTGCTAGAGACCAGGAACGTTGTCCAGGATGTATGTCCGGCAATTACATGGCTCCAGTTGGTACGCAGCGCAAACGTTGTTATGATTGCGGTTATCCAATTGTTCAAGCTGGAACAGGTGTCGGTGGTACCGGACAGGGTGGGACACCAATTGCAGCACGTCAACCGTCACAAGGCGGAGGATTCAATCCAAATATAATCGTAGATAGGTTGGGTTAATTACCATGGGACTAAACGCAGAAGCATTAAAAATTGCAGCAGGAATTAATAAGAAGCTTGGTGCTAACACTGTTGTTCTTGCCGGAGATACACATATCCCACAACGTATTACAACAGGTTCTTTAACACTTGATGTAGTTCTTGGTGGAGGTTGGCCTATGAACCGTTGGGTAGAGCTTATGGGCGAAGCATCACATGGTAAGACTGCAATTGCTTTAAAGACTATTGCAGCTAATCAAAAGATTAACCCAGACTTTACTGCAGTATGGATTGCTGCAGAAGATTTTGATTCTAAGTACGCAGAGTTTTGCGGTGTAGACACCAGCAGAGTTCTTCTTGTAGAAACTAATAGCATGGAGGATGCATTTGATTCAGTTATTCAATTTATGGAGAGCAAGGCTGTGGACATGGTTGTTATCGATTCCCTTCCTGCCTTGGTTCCTGGCGCAGAAGATGAAAAGCACATGGAAGAATTTACTGTGGGTCGTGGCGCACTTATTACCAATAAGTTCTTTAGAAAGGTGGCGTCAGCTACCAAGCGAGACCTCATCGAATCGGAACGACCAGTCCTTGGAATTATGATCAACCAGTACCGTATGAAGATCGGTGTTATGCACGGAGATCCTCGTACTACTCCAGGTGGTTTGGGCAAGGACTATGCCTACGCAATTCGTTGCGAGGTAAAGCGTGATGACTGGCTAGAGGTAGGTACTGGTCAGGAGAAGCGCCGTGTGGGGCAAACTATCCGTGTTCGTACAGTAAAGAACAAGACTTTCCCACCCCAGCAGACGGCTTATATGGACTTTTACTTTGCAGATGGTGGTCCAATTGACGCTGGTCAATACGATACCGGCAAGGAAATCGTTGCCTTAAGCATCTTGAACGGGATCGTCGATAGACGTGGCGGATGGATGTATTATGGTGACCGTAAGTGGCAAGGCGCACCAGCCCTTATTGACTCTCTTCGAGAAGAAGTTGACCTCCGTGAGGAGATCAGCAAAGCGGTAATGAGCACTATCAAAGCTCAACCTGTAATGGTTCTTGATGAAGAGTGAAGGTCAGAAAGAATCGCTTAAGCATGAGAAGCGATTAGAAAAGAAGATCAACGGCAAACGCACTGCTGCTTCTGGAGCTTTCTGGTCTCGCAAGGGCGACGTGAGAAACGACGAGCTTCTGATTGAACATAAGTGGACTGGCAAGAAGTCAGTTACTATCAAGTCAGAAGTCTTGAAGAAGATCACAACCGAAGCAATACTAGACAGCCGGACACCGGTGCTAGGGCTTCATCTTGACGGTGAGAATTATGTAGTTCTTTTGGAGGAAGACTTTTTTGAACTTCGTAACTCAATTAGAGGTGAATGAATGGATGATTACCAGGACGAAGCGTCTTGGGCTTGGCGTTACAAGGCAAAATGCCGAGGGGAAGATACGGAAATATTTTTCCCGCCAAGAGACAAAACTTTATATAAGCCAATAGCAGATCAAGCAAAAGCTATTTGTTGGGGCAAGGACGGTCGACCTCCCTGCCCTGTACGCAAAGAGTGTTTGAAAGAAGCTATCATGAACGACGAGCTGCATGGAATATTCGGTGGGATGTCTCATCGAGAAAGAAATGCAGCACAGCGCAGATACAAGGCCAAAGGATTGACCTTGGATGAATGGATAAACTCGGAGGGTAAGTATGGGAAAGCCAAAGACAGTAGCTAGTAAGGATCTTAAAGCCTTTCTTAATGCTTCTAAGCGGGAGTCTAGATTAATGGGCTCTCTTGAACGTTACACATTGGCTCAACCTTTTGATGAGCGTAGCCAAGATGTGCTGCATCCATCTGATCTTATTAAGCCCGAGTGGTGTGCTCTGGCTTCTTACCATGCCCTTCGTGGTAACTATATAGAGACTCGAGAGAAGTTAACTCTACGACAAGTATCTATCTTTGCAGAGGGTCACTCTATCCACGCTAAGTGGCAGGGATGGTTTAGAGACATGGGAATTCTCTACGGTATGTGGAGAGATAAGACTGGAACAAGCTGGGGTGTATCTAAAGATATCCACCCAAGTGTTGACTATGCAGAAGTACCTTTACGTAGTGCTAAGCATAGGATTAGCGGACACGCCGATGGTTGGATCAAAGGCCTAGGCGATGACTGCCTTATTGAAATTAAATCTATCGGTACAGGAACACTTCGTTTTGAAGCACCTGCGATATTGGCGCAAGCTGACGGGGATCTAGAAAAGGCTTGGCGTAATGTTAAACAACCTTTCCGAGCTCACCAGTTGCAGGGTCAGATGTACCTTCACCTAGCTCACCTAATGGTTGAGGAAGGTTTGCTTGAGTCAGCTCCAAAAGAGATTGTATTTATCTATGAGCTTAAAGCTAACCAAGATTATAAAGAGTTTGTTGTACAGTACAACCCAGAGTTTGTAGCTGACATTTTTGACAAGGCTTTAGATGTAGTCTGGGCAGTTGACAACAACCGCCCACCTATGTGTAGTATTGATTCAGTGGCTGGGTGTAAGCGGTGTGAGCCATACAGAGGAGAAGACAATGCCTAACTATGAGTACAAGTGTTCGGTGTGTCAAGAGACAAGCGAAAGCTTTTTCCCTATTGCTAATGGACCTGCACCTGCTGTAATGTGTGGGTGTGGAGGAGAAGCCTTCAGACAGTTTTCAAACTTTGGTATTCACCTTAAAGGTGGGGGATGGGGCGGACAATGACCAAGTATCCAGGATTCTTAGAGGTAGGGCTTGATCTTCCAGTTTTAGTAGGAGACGACGATTTTCTTGAGCATCTACAGGAAAACGGATTTGCTGACACTATTGAGGTTGACGATTTAATTTTTGAATGGATTGACTGGGCTAAAGAGAACGTGGAGGCGTGAGTATGAGTCCTATTGAATTGAAAGTTGCTGAGGCTAGTAGTAAAACTATTAGTGCTCTTCAGCAGCAGGGGATGGATGTTAATCAGAACTATGGTTATGATGCACCGTCGTTACCAGCTGACATCACAGGTATGTCAGAAGAGCAGGTCATGGATCTGTATACAAAGTATGTAGCTTACTTAGAGTTTATTAACCTACAGCTTTGGTGTGCAGAGGTAGACAAAGCAGAGGCCGACAAGCAGGTGGCTTTAGTTCGAGCTAGAAAAAAATTATCCCTAAAGACCACCGGAGTAGCAGTGGCCATGATGGACGCTGAGATTGAGGTAGATCCTGAGTACCGTAGCAAGGCCGACTCTTTTCAAGAGCTGTCTAACTATCATGGTTTAATTCAAATTATCTCAGAGCGTCTGTCTAAAGACATCTCTCTTATCAACCGTGAGATTACACGTCGAGTTAACATCAACAAGGCTGCCGGTAGAAGTGTGTGGTTAACACCATGACCTGGGAACAGATGTCTATGTTTACTGATGAAGAGTTGGGTATTCATTCAGACTATAAAATTATTGGTCTTACCGGGTACGCTCAGTCTGGTAAAGACACTATCGCATCTATCTTGGTAGAACGATACGGTTATCGTCGTGTCGCATTTGCTGACACTATTAGAAACTTTATCTATGAGGTTAACCCAATGGTTGCATGCAGCCCTACTGGTTACCTAAAAGATCTCGTAAACCTTGTTGGTTGGGATAAGGCTAAACAAGAACCACAAGTTCGTCGCATTTTGCAGGATGTAGGTGTGGCTGCACGTAATATGTTTGGTGAAGACTTTTGGGTAAACCAGGCTCTCAAGCCATACATCGCCGAACATCCGGCAGTAGGCGGTAGTCATAAGTTAGTTATTACAGATGTTCGATTTACTAATGAAGCTGAAACTGTCCATTCATTAGGTGGTCAGATCTGGCGTGTAAAGCGTTTAGGTGTAGAGGCAGTTAACTCTCATGTTTCAGAGCACGAGCTAGATGGCTACAAGGTTGATCAAATCTTTATTAACAACGGGACAATCGAAGACCTAACTCTTTTGATTCAGACTAGGATGAGTAATGCCATCTCAAAGTAGGAAGCATCGTGGCTACAAATCTCAAAAGATTTTGGCTGAGTTCTTAGTTAAGCACGGCTGGATCTATGC